TCATCCCCCTGAAAGTCGCCACGCCCCGATCACCGGCCAGGGCGGTTCACCCGGCCGCTCCACCACCCGGCCCAGTCCGGCATCGGCATGGACCAGCCCGTCACCCGTCCAGATCGCCAGATGCAGCTGTCCCGGCCCCGCCTGCAGCAACAGCAGGTCGCCCGCCGCCCGCCCGGCCACCCGCCGCAACCGCTCGTCCAGCAGGCTCGCCACCCGATCAGGCCGCCCGCCGCGCAGGCCATATCCCGTCGGCACCGCCTGCAGATCGAGCGCCATCGCCACCAGCCCGACGCAATCCACGCCGTCCATTCCGCGGCCGTGCAGCCGAAACCGCAAGCCCATCATTTCCCGCGCCGCCGCGACGACCGCGCTCATCCGCCCGGCCACCGGGTCAACAGGTCGATCCCCGGCAGATGCGGCTCGCCCCGAAAGTTCGCTGCATTGCCGAACCGCCGCGCACAGGTCGCCAGCGTCCGGTCGCATCCCTCGACCAGTTCCACGAGATCGCCCGCCGTCACCGCGAACACCGGCGGCGCGCGCAGCGTCATCTGCACCCCCGCCGAAATCGCGATGGCGCTCTCCAACCCGCCATTCGCGCCACCGAACCAGCGCAGCAGCCCGCCGCCATAGGCATCGGCGACCGGCTCCCCCCGATCCAGCGTCAGCACCGCGTCCTCCACCGACACCACCCGCGCGAACCGCCGCCGCCCCGCCATCGCCACCCGGCACCGCCGATCGCCCAGTTCCGCCCGGCACGTCGGCGACGTATCCTCCACCGCCGGCCGGTCGAACCCGGCACCCGGTCCCGCCAGTTCGGCCGAGAAGCGCCCATCCGCCATCTCGACCGCCCCGATCGTCCCCTCGCCCAGTTCGACGCGCCCGCCGGCCCCCATCTGGTCGGCGGCCCAGTCCACCGCGAACAACTGCACCCGCGCCCCGTCCCAGCGCCCGGCCAGCAGATCGCGCTCGCCGATCGCCGCGCTGGCCAGCCCGCCGGCGACCTCCATCGTGTCCGCCTCCAGCCCCACCTGCCGCCTGATCGCCGAGGGCACCATGCCCGGTGCCGCCCGGTGGATCAGGCCGTCGATCGTCAGATCGCGGTCATGCGCGGTCAGCCCGATCGCCACCCCGTCGCGCCGCTCGATCCGCAAGCAGAGCGCGATCGTCGCCACCTCGCCGTCCAGCCAGCTCATGGAAACGCCTCACGCACTTCGATCAGCGGTACGGACGTCGCCATGCCAGCCAGAAACGTCGCCCGGCTCACCGCCAGCCGGTCCTCGGCAAATCGCACCGGCACGTCGAACCGGAATCCCGCCCACACCACCGCCCCCGCCGCCGGCGGCGTGTCCAGCACCACCCAGCCGCCAGCCTCGATCGCGAACGGCGCAGCAACGCCGCCGACCTGCACCGTCACGCTGCCCGCCTCCGGCCGCGTGATCCGCCGCACCGTCTCGCCATAATGCTTCACCAGCGCGAACCGCCGGACGGTCCCGTCACCCACGCCGATCCGCTCGTCCGCCGCCTGCCAGTCGAACGGATCGCGCAACCGGAACCCCCGCGCCGGTCCCATCCGCGCGCGGAAGAACCCCAGCAGCGCCGCGATATCCGCCTCCGATCGCAGGCCCGGCCCGACATCATACGAACACCGCGCCTCCGCCCAGGCAACATTGCGCTGTTCGGCCCCGCCCGCCGCCGTCACGATCTGGGTCGAAAAAGCCGGCACCACCTCCGCCTCGCGGCCCAGCGCCAGCGGAAACGCCACATCGTCGAACGCCTGCATATCGTCCCCCCCCTGTTCGGTATCGAAATGCACGAAGCCGTCGCGCATCACCTGCGGCAGCGCCCACAAGACGGTCGCGGCGACGCCCCGCGCCCGCGCGACCGCCGCCGCCGTATCGATCGCCGCCCACTGCCCCGACTGGTCCGGGCTGAGTACGAAGCCCGACAGATAATGCTGACGCGCCGCTGGATAACCCAGCCGCGCCTCCGCCGCCGCGACGCCCCGCGCGGTCGACACCGCATCGCCCGTCGCCGCCCAGTCGTAATCCTCCAGCTGCAACACATCGAAGGCGGGGCTCGCCCATCCCACCGGCATGTTCGCCCGCTTCGCCTCCGGCGCCAGCGGATCGAGCACCGTCGGCAGATAGGTCAGCAGATGGCTGACACATCCCGGTGCCGCCGCTTTCGCTGCCGCCACCAGCGCCGCCGTCGATGCCGCCAGATATGCCCCCGCCCGGTCCAGCGTGTCGCGCTGCGCCTGCGTCGTCACCGCCCGCATGCTGTCGATCGGCACCGGCGCAAACGCCGCCACCGCTGCCGTATCGTACAGGCACGGCCGCTGACGCTCGGGCTGAACCCACCACCACGGCTCACCGACCTGGAACTTCGGCGCCAGCCCCGCCGCCACCGCGATTGCCATGAATGCCGCCGCGACGCTGCGCAGATACGCCATCGCCTCGCCATGCGCCGGACTGAGCAACGTCGAGGGCGGTTCCCACCCGGTCAACGCCGGCGACCCGTCCGCCGCCCGCTGCTTCCACCCTTCCGGGCAATGCGCATCGAATAATTCGTAACTTAGCGACCAGATCACGCCATAATCCAGCGCCCGTGCCCGCTCGGCGAAATCGCGATGCCACGTCGCGCACGCCGCGTTCAGCACACCGCCTGTCACGCCGGCCTGAAAGCCGCCGCCCACCCGGTCGAGCCGGAAATAATGGCTCATCCCGACATAATGGACGATCGCCCCGCGATACCCCAGATGCAGCGCGTTGCGCAGCAGCCGTGCCGGCGTCAGGTTATAACTGTCGTCATATCCGCTCGCGATGCCCAGCCCATGCGGCGGCACCACCGCCTCGCCGATCGCCAGCACCGATCCCGGCCCCTCGCACACCATGCCGCTCAGGTCCGCCCAGCTACCGACCGGCGTGTCCAGCGCCACATCCGCCCCGGAATATCCGCGCGGCACCAGCGACACGAACATCCGGTCGATATCGCCCGCCCAGACCGGATCAGCCTCGCCGGGATGCAGGAACCCGCCCGCGACGCTGGCAAAGTCGATCGACACCACCGCATCCTCCGGCGTGCCGACCGCATAGTTCCACAGCCGGACATACCAGGCCCGCGCCTGCCCCGCCGCATCACGCCCCTCGATCGTCAGCACCGGGCCGTTGACCGCGTCCAGCGACATCACCCCGCCCGAACGCCACCGGAACTGCAAGCGACAGTCGCGGAAATCGCGTGCCGTCTCGTACCGCAGCAGCGGATGGTCGATCCGGTCCTCCGCCTCCCAGATCAGCCCCGCCAGATCGTTTGCCTTGTGAAACACGCAATCGACGCGCAGCCCGTCGGGCGCGGTCGTCACCACCGATGCCATCATCGGTCGCGGAAAATTCACCGTCCAGAACCGCGGATCGAACCGCGACACCGTACCGGCCACCTGCACGGTCCGCGACCGCGCCAGCCAATGCCCCATGCTTTCCTCCCTCACCCCTCGGCCAGCGCCGCCCGCACCGCACGCGCCACCTGCCGGCTCGACTGCATCAGCGCCCCCGACGCCTCGCCCGTCCCGGCATTCACGGTGATCGCCACCCGCACTTCCCGCGTCCCCGCAGCGGTCGCCATCGGCTCGATCCGCCCCCCGGCGGTCGGCACGAACAGCTCCGGCCCGCGCTCGCCGACCGTATAGGGCCGCCCCGCCACCACCGGCCCGCCCGTCGCCCGCCCCGGCGCCCCCAACAGCCCCGCCAGCGCCGATCCCAGACCGCCGCCACTCCCGAACAGCGCCTGCACACCCCCACGCAGCGCTGCCCCGGCAATGTCGTCCAGCGCCCTCAGCGCCACGCTGCGCAGTTCGTCGAAGCCCAGCTTGCCGCCGCGCACCGCCCGCAACAGCGATCCCTCGATCAGCCGCCCCGCCCGGTCCGCGCCCTCGCCCAGCCCGTTGCCCAGTTCGCTGCGCATCTGCGCCACGTCGCGCGCGAAGCCCGTCGTGTCCGCGCGCACCGCGATCATCATCCGGTCGATCTCGTCATCCATCCGGAAACGCCTCCCTCAATCGCGCGATCGTGGCGCCGTCGGGCGGGCTCGCCGTCTCCCCCGTCAGCGCCGCGACCACCGCCCCCAGTTCCGCCGGCGTCGCTGCCCAAAAGGCATCGGGCGACCAGCCCAGTACCGCCCCCGCAAAGCCCGCCAGCCGCGCCGCGCCCTCGCCGAACATCATCGCCCCGCCAGTATCTGCCCCAGCAGCACGCGCAGCACCGGCGTTGCCGCCGCCAGCCCGCCGGCCGCCACGGCGTCGCCCATCACCTCGCGCGTCAGCCAGTCCGGCCGCCCGGCGACGCAGTGCCAGAACAACGCCACCGTCTCACCTAATCCCAGCCGCCCCTCCGCCGCCCGGTCGACCAGCGCGAACAGCGGCCCCAGTTCCCCCTCCGCTGCGACCAGCGCCGCAAACGAAGGCCGCAGCACCACCGCCTCGCCGTTCACCCGCAACGCCGCCTCGCCGCGCGCCACATTGGCGGTCATGCCGCCACCACCTGACCGGAGCTTTCCAGGCTCAGCGTGTACGAACGCTCGCCATTGAAATCGCCGGCATAGTCCAGCCGCGTGACCAGGAACCGCCCGGTCATCGTCTCGCCGCCCTCGAAACTCAGCCGATAATCGTCGAGCACCCCCGACAGCGCACTCGTCTTCAGCCGCGTCTCCGCCGCCGATCCGGTGAACACGCCGGCACCCGACACGCTGACCGACCGCACACCGGCGCCCGACAGCAATTGCCGCCAGCCGCCGGAATCCTTGTTGGTCACGACCACCGCCTCGCCGTTGATCGACAACTGCGTCGTGCGCAGCCCTGCCATCGTCGCGAACGCCGGGTTCGCCTGGCCATCGCCCACCTTCAGCAGAAAGGCGCTTCCCTTCTCGATCATCGTTCCGTCTCCCCATCCTGTCGCCACATCGTCAGCTGGAACTCCGCCGATCCCGTCCACCGATCGCCGCCGCCCGACCCCACCAGCCGGCTGCGCACCAGCCGCATCCGGCCCAGCCGCCAGCCATCGCCGATCGCCGCCGGCATCGTCGCCAGCCCCCGCTCCACCGCATCGACCAGCCCGCGCAGCCGCACCGGCCGCTCGCCGGCATCCGCCAGCGTCACCGTCAGCCGCCCCTCCACGCCGCGCCACCCCTGCGCGCCCGTCGCCGCCAGCACCGGTTCCTCGACCAGCACATATGGCAGTCCCGCCCGCACCGGCGGCGCATCGAACACCGTCACGCCCTGCAACCTCGGCAAGGCGCGCACCCGCGCCACGACCGCCGCCATCAGCACGTCCCGCGCGCTCACGCCCCGATCCCCATCACCCGGTATGGCCGCCACAGCGCCGAAATCGCGGCCGGCGGCGGCAGGCCGTCCGTCCCCCGGTTCTCCCACAGATGCACCGTCAGCAGTACGACGCCATGCGCGACCGGCGCCGGCATTCCGCCCCATTTGTCCGCGATCCCCACGACATAGCGCACCGTCGCCCGCGTCCCCGCTGGCAACCGCACGCGCCCCCGCCCGGCCATGATGTCGATCGCATACGCGTCGTCCGGCACCCCCTCGACCGCGACGATCACGCCCACCGGCCGCTCGCCCAGCCGCTGCCAGTCGCCCGTCCCCACCAGCACCTGTGTGAATTCGCGCGCCACCAGCCGCTGCCCGCAGAACGCCTCGCCCATCTCCAGCGCCGTGCGCGCGAGCCGGGTCATCAGCATGTCCTCGCCCGATCCCTCCAGACGCAGCATCGCCTTCGCCGCCGCGACCGCTTCCGCGATCACGGCCGGCGCCACCGTTCCGTTCATGCCCATCTCCCCCAACCCCTCCGCCGTCGCCGGCGGAGGGGAGGCCACCATCAGTTGGCGGCGAACTTCATGAGCTTGATCGCCTCGGCATTGGCGACGCAGCCGCCGATCCGCTTGGTCGCGTAGAAGCTGACGAACGGCTTGTTCGAATACGGATCGCGCAGGATCGCGGTCTCGCTGCGTTCCGCGATCAAATATCCGGCGCGGAAATTGCCGAACGCCACCGACAGCGATCCGCCGGCGATATCCGGCATGTCCTCGGCCTCCACGACGGGATAGCCCAGCAGCGTCGCCGGCTGCCCCGCGCTCAGCGAAGGCTGCCACACGAACGCGCCGTCGCTCGTCTTGAACTTGCGGATGCGCGCCAGCGTCCCCGCGTTCATCACGAAACACGCCCCCTGCCGGTATGGCGTGCGCAGCGACTGGACCAGATCGATCAGCCGCTCCTGCGGGTTGGCCGCGAAGTCGCCCGCCGCCCCGCTCGCCAGATACTGGATCGTACCGAACGCGCGGGTCGCATCGCCCGTCGTCGCTACCGGCTGCATCAGGAAACCCTTCGGCTGGTTCACCCCCGATCCCGATACGAACGCCGCCCCCTCGGCCCGCGCGAATTCGTTGGCGATCTCGCCCGCCAGCCATTCCTCGACGTCGAACGCCGCATCGTCCAGCATCGCCTGACTGGCGCTGGGGTTGGCATATAGCTCACCCGTGGGCGGAGCGATCTCCTGGAACACCGGGCTGGCCGTCCCCGGACGTCCCGCCGTCTCCGCCGCCCAGCCCGACGGCGTACCGCCCGTCGTCACCAGCTTGCGATAACCGGCCGATCCCACCTTCACCACGTTGGCGATCTGCCGGATCGGCGACACCGCCGTCAGCGCCCGGTCGATCACCGCATCGATCTCGCGCGGCACGGCATAGCCGCCCGCATCGCCGCTCACCCCCGTGAACGCCTTCATCTCGATCGTCGCGCCGGTCCGCACGAAGCCCGCGAACCCGGCATCCTTGTCCATTACACGCGCGCCATCCAGCGCCGGCCGTTCGACCACGTTCATGCCATTCTCCCTTGTTGAACCTTCAGAAAATCCGCGACACTCGCGCCAGCGCCTGCATCGGCACCGCGACCAGGCTCACCTCGACCAGCGTCACGCGCAGCAATTCGCGCCGCGCCCCCTGCCGAACCGACACCGCGCGATACCCGACCGACAGCCCCGCCACCGCGCCGCTCACCACCAGCGCCGCCATCACCGGATCATCGACCGACGCGACGAGGTGCAGCCCGTGCGCGTCCTCGGCGATCGTCTCGATCCGGCCGACCGCCGCGCCGCGATGCCCCCACAACAGCGGCACCGGCACGACGTCGCCGAACGCGCCCCGGCGCATCACGTCGCCCGCCCGGTCCACCCGGTCGAACACCGCGGCATAGCCCTCGAAGCGGATCACTTGAGCCACTCCTCGAACCCCAGCCGCATCGCGATGCCCGCCAGCAGCAGCGCCAGCACCAGCCTCACGAGCCACTGGAACACCGCCCGCCACGCCGACTTCTTGGCGTCACGCCACGCCGCCAGCAGCTCGCGCAGTTCCGCCAGATCGCGCGGCGCCCGCTCGTCGGCCAAACCTAGCCGCGTCAGCGCCCGCGTCGCGCCCAGCTCGCCCGCCTCCTCGGCGATCGCGCGCAACGTCGCGATATCGATACCTTCGCGAGACCCCTGCGCCATCAGTTGCGCCAGCACCGCGCCGGTCACGACGACGTCTCCGTCGCCAGCCCCAACAGCGCACGCTTTTCGTCGCCGGTCAGGAAATCCGCCGCCGCCACCGATCGCCAAACCCGCTCGCGGTCCTCCGCCAGCGCCGGCACCCGGTCCATGTCGATGCCCAACCGCGCATCGGGGAACCAACCGGCCAGTCCCTGCGCCAATCCCCCCAGCACCAGTTCCGCCATCGGCAGCACCGCCAGCCGCCACAGCGCCCGGTTCGCCTCGGCATAATTGGCGTGGGTGGAATCCCCCGCCAGCCCCAGCAGCATTGGCGGTACGCCGAATGCCAGCGCGATCTCCCGCGCCGCCGCCGCCTTCGTGCCGGCAAAGTCCATGTCGGCCGGCGACAGGCTCATCGCCTGCCACTTCAGCCCACCTTCCAACAGCATCGGCCGACCGGCATTGCCCGCCCCGGCAAAGGCATCCATCTCCGCCCGCAACCGGTCATATTGATCCGGCGCCAGCGCCGATCCGTCGCCCGGATCGTACACCAGCGCGCCCGACGGCCGCGCCGCATTGTCGAGCAGCGACTTGCCCCAACGCGACGCTGCATTGTGGATCGCCACCGCCCCCGCCGCCGCGCCCAGGCACCCCATGCCGTAATGATCGTCGAGCGGATTGAACCGCTTCAGGTGAATCACATGCGGTTGCACCGGATCGGCCGACAACCGCACCACGCGTTCGCCGACGCGATACCGGTAGGCGGCGGGCCAGCCACCCGCATCCGTCTCCACCGCCACCCGTTCGGGGCGCAACGCGTACAGCTCCGCCGCGCCGCCCTCCGCATCGCGCAGCACCTGCACATACGCATTGCCATGCAACAGCAGTTGCGCCGCCACCGTCTCCAGCAACGCCTGCCCACCCGATCGCGCCGCGACCAGCGCCACCAGCGCCGGGTCCGATCCGGTCAGCGGCGCCGCCCCCACGCCCTCCGCCACCAGCTTCACCGCCCGCTGCGCCACCGCATTACCCGCATAGGCATCGCGCAACTGCGCTTCGTAACTGCGCGGCCATTCGCCCATGATCGGCACGCCCGACCGCGACACGGACGCCGACAACGCCGGACGCGACTCATCGCGCCCGGTCCTTCGACCGAACAATTTCATGATCGTCCCCTTTGTTTTATCGTGGTGGGCGCCGGCTAAAGCCCGCGCACCCCCGCCTCGCTTTTACGCCCCAGCATCAGGGTCGCGGTCGCCCACACCAGCGCATCGGCGCGATCCGGCGATCGTCCCGGCCCCGCATAACCATGCGGCGTCAGCCCACACAGCTCGTCCTCCAGCGCCGGAAAGCGCCCCACATGCCACACCCGCCCCCGCTCATAGAGCAGCGACACCGGCTCGGCCCGCGCGCCCTTCCCTTCGACGGCATGGACCAGTTTCAGCGGCATCGTGTCGTTCTGCGCCCGCAGCACGCTCTCCACCATCGCGCCGCCCTGGTTCTTCTCCGCCACCACCCGGTCCGCACCATGCCGCGCGGCGCATTCCGCCACGGCACGCGCCCAGCCCTCGGGCGTCAGTCCCCGGACGCTGGCGTCCTCCAGCACATACGCATGGCCATCCCGCCCCAGCGCCGCCGCGACGATCCCGCACGCATCACCCTGCGTCCCCGCCGGCGGATCGACACCCACCACCACGCGCGTTAGCGGGGGAGCCTGCCCGACCCGCTGTCGCTCGATCAGCGCGCGCGACCACAGCGCCTCCGCGACATCCTCGATCAGTTCGCCGTCCAGTTCCTGCCGGCCGAAGCGCGTTCCGGCATACCGTTCCTCGACCGTCGCAATATACGCCGCCGCCAGATGCGGATTGTCATAGGTGCCACCGCGCGTTTCCAGCACGCCGCGGATCGCCATCACCCGCCGCATCAGGTTGTTCGGCTGCGGCGTCGTTGTCACCACCACCTGCGGCCGCTCCCCCAGCCGCAGGCCCAGCATCAGATTGTCCCACGTCGCCTCGCCGTACCGCCACTTGGCCACTTCGTCGCACCACGCCGCATGGTGTTCCGGCCCACGCAGCTTCTCCGGCGCCTCCGCCGAATACACGAACGCCTTCGCGCCCGAGGAAAAGGTGAACTCGCCGATCCCGCTGCGCCATTCATATCCCTCGCCATGTCGGCACAGCGCGATCAGGCCGCTCGGTCCCTCCACCATTACGGCGCGCACCTCGTCCACCGTGCCGCCGACCAGTGCGATCCGCGCCTTGCCGTCGGCGCGGGCGAGCGCGCTCACCCATTCCGCTCCCGCCCGCGTCTTGCCGAACCCGCGCCCCGCCCGGATCAGCCACAATGACCAGTCGTCGCGGCCCGGCAATTGCCCGTCATGCGCCCAGGTCGGCCAATGCTCGTCCAGCGTGCGCAATTCGCCATGCGACAACATCCTGAGCGTCCGCAGCCATTCCACCCGCGGATGCGCCGCCAGCCGCGCCATCAGCGACTTCAGGTCGCCGCCGCTCATGCCGATTTCGCCCTGCGATCCAGTGCATCAAGCTTGCGGATCAGCGTCGCCTCGACCTCTTCGATCGGCACCTGCCGGGTGCTCGCCGCCTTCGCGCCCCGCCCCTGCGCCGCCCGTCGCGCCAGCACGTCCAGCGCCAGCTTGCGGTCGATCGCATTGTCGTCGGCCGATCCCATCGCCGCCGCCAGCAACAGCGCCTCCAGCCGCGCATAGCCCTCGTCCAGCGCCGCTTCCCACGCCGCCGCGAAGCCGGCATCGCGCTGCCGCAACCGGTAACAGGCCCGCGCCTCCACCCCCGTCTCGCGCGCCGCCCGTGCCACGTTCGCCGTCGCCGCCAGCACTTCCAGAAACCGCTGCCGCCGCACGGCATTCAGCGTCCTCTCCCCAACCTCAGCCATGATCCGCCCCCCGGCTCATCCGAACGTCGTCGGGCCGGCGGCAACCGGAGCATCCGCCCCGACCACCCCGGCCCGTTCGACTATTCTTCGATGTTCCCGGTATGTACCCAAACAGCGTCGCGCTGTCAAGCACAATGTACCGATATGG